TCAAGGCTTTAGGCCGGGAGAAAAAGGATATCCATCGAACGGCAGGATTGCGCACGCTCTTTGGGCAGGAGACGAAGGTTATACATGGGCTAAAAATATTGTTAGAAGAGTTGAGGGTTCGGAGAAAAAAGATTTTTCTGATTTTGAAGAGAAGCGGTTCTACACAAGAAAGCGCCGTACAGAATATGCTAAACGAGGTTGGGCCTTGCCTGATGGATCTTTTCCTATACGGGATGTTGGTGATTTGAGAAATGCAATACAAGCTTTTGGTTTAGGTAAGAATCGTGCAGCAGCCAAAAGACATATTATGAAAAGGGCTAGACAGCTTGGGCGGCTAGAAGAGATTCCTGATAATTGGAAGAAGCGAAGCAAGAGTGAGTTTACAGAGGAGATATTGGTTAAAGCTAAAAAGTATGGCCCTAATGATCCAAAAACCCCTGCAAAACCTTCTGAGCGTATAAGAGGGTCACGAGCTAATAAACCCGGTAGTGCATCGAATACGAGAGGTAAGATTAAGTTATCTGCTCAGATAGATAAATCATTGGCAGCTAAGGTTAAAGAGCATAATGAGAAGATGAAGAAACGAGGCAAGCCGGAGTTGAGAGTTACTCAAGGAATGCTGCGTTCAGTTTGGCGTAGAGGGGCAGGCGCTTTTTCAGCAACTCACCGACCAAAAATGGGTAGACAGCAGTGGGCTATGGGCCGTGTTAATGCTTTCCTTCATTTGGTTTCTTCCGGCAAACCTAAGAATTCGAAATACACCACTGATAATGATCTACTTCCCAAGAAGCACAGGAGAAGCACTCGGAAGTAAAAAGTATATACATGAAAGATATTATTGTAAAAGTTTCTGTAGATACCTTTAATGTGCTGGTAGCATAATAATTGACTGGTGTAACTCATGTCAAAATGGGCCGCCTGTCATTATAGAACATGTTAACTATTTTTAAGGAGATTACACATGAGCTTTGATGAGAGTCGGCTCGACGAACTCAAAGGTGCTCTACAAGCCAAAATGGCAGAGCAGCAAGAGATCGCTGATTCGATTAAAATGGAAGGGGAAACCCTTGTAGTGGAAGATGGTCAAAAAGACGCCTTCCAAAAGAATATGTCAGATATTCGCGAAATTAAAGGCTACATTCAAGATATCGAAACTCTTCGAGATGTTGAATCATGGTCAAGCGAAGCTGAATACAAATCAGTTGCAGCTGAAGTTGCAGCTGGCGTTGAAGCGGAAGTTAAGTCACACTTCGGTTCAGTAGGTGAGGCTTTCCTACAATCACCAGAATTTAAATCCCTTCAGGGAGGCAAAAATGGTGCTAACATGGTTGCTCCGTTCCAAACAAAGAGTCTAGAGCAGAAAGATATTTATAATACTCTTCCTACTGGTACTCCGGGACAATTTGGTGCGGTTGAGCGTGATGGGATTGTTCCTATTGCTCAGCGTAGAAGCCGTGTTCGGGATCTTTTCCCAGCACGTAGCACAAACGCTGCAATCATTGAATACTTCCGTCAAACAGGTTTCACGAACAACGCTTCTGTTGTTCCTGAGTATTCATCCAGCAACTTTGGTGCCAAGCCACAGTCAACAATGACTTTCAAAGGCGAGCAGGCTCCAGTTCGGACGATTGCTCACTGGGAAGCTGCACACCGTAACGTTCTTGCTGATGAACCGCAACTTCGGTCCATCGTTGACAACGAACTTCTTTATGGTCTGCGACTAACAGAAGATAACCAAATCCTTTCAGGTGCTGGTACTGGTGAAGACCTTACAGGTATTCTAAACACGACAGGCATCCAAACCTATTCATGGTCTGCTGGTTCAACAACTCCGGTTGCTGATACCAAAGCTGATGCAATCCGTCGTGCAGCAACGCTATCATACCTTGCATACTATGAGCCAACTGGTATCATTGTTAACCCAAATGACTGGGAAGACATTGAACTTACCAAGAACACTCAAGGTACCTACCTTCTTGCTATGTCAGTAGCAGGTGGCGCAGAGTCCAGAGTCTGGAGAATTCCAGTCATTGATACTCCTGCCATCGCTTCTGGTACTGCTTTGATTGGTGCCTTTGGTACAGGTGCTCAACTGTATGACCGAGAGGCTGCAACAATCCGAATTTCGGAGCAGCATTCAGACTTCTTCGTAAGGAACGCAATTGTGATCCTTGCTGAAGAAAGAATAGCTCTCGCTGTTAAGCGACCAGAGTCATTCGTAAAAGTCACCTTCGATGCGGCTCCATCCTAAACCATAACGGAATAGGATAGAGTTAAGTCTTAGAGACATAACGAATAAAAACTTAAGCCCCCGGCCCTAGTGGTCGGGGGCTTCTTGTTGTATAATAAGCATCATGGACTTTTTTGATGAGAAAGACTTAAACGTTTGGTCTGCTGACGATGTAAGAGTTCTGTGTTCTATCGATGAAAAATATATACAAGGCATACTAACATCAATTAAGTATATTGTGTCTGAGCGTGGTAAGATAAAAGACTCTCCAGTGGATTTATCTTTGCTCTTTCACTCGGTTGCTAATGCTAGCAGTCAGAAGTACACATTCGATCAAACTGATATGCTGCTTGCTACTGCCAGTGAGTTCTGCTTGATTGACTGCTACAAGACAGGGCAGTCTATTCAAAAGCTCACTTTGCAAGACAACTCAGTGCTATTTTTAGCTATACATGATGAAGCAGACTTTGCTTTGGATGCAGCAGTGTGTTTGTCTTCTAATAAAAAGTCTATATTAGCTGACCCTTTGATTCGCCCCACGTTGGCACTGTTTGGTCATTGGGAGTTTGCTGCGGTAGCAATATTAGAAATCATGTTGACAAAAGAAACGTTGGTTGATACTATAAGTAATCTGATGCTGTATACAACTGCTAAAGAGTTGTTGTTTAAAACAGAATTAGAGTATATTGATTTTATTCGCAAGATGTGCGAGATTGGATTGATGTCAACAACTATTAGTAAAAATGGAAAAGCTTTTGTAAGTATTAATCGTGAATCAGCAGGATTGTTTTTACTTTTTTCGGGTCGTTTAGATATGGCTCGAACAATTGCAGAGTTGTCAAAATAATTAGTGATCTCACGAGAACTTGACAGTTATTGCGTGCAGTGTTAGCTTTAGAATACTAATACCTCAAAATTTGAAACCACCTATTTTAGAGTGTGTTTATACTTAGACGGCAGGAGAGAAAATGCAAAGCCCCAAAGTTTTAATATCTGATTCCCATGCGCAATCTTACGCAGATAAAATGCCCCCTTGGGGTTTTAATGGATTAGGGTATGTCACCTATAAGCGAACGTATGCTAGGCCTATTTTTATTGAAGGCACTGATCAGATTGAGAGAACTGAAGAGTGGCATGAGACTGTGCAACGAGTTGTTAATGGAGCTCAGAACATTGGAGCTCAACTAACTGAGGATGAGATGCTTCGTTTGTTTGATTACCTTTTCAATCTTAAGGGGTGTGTTGCTGGAAGAATGCTTTGGCAGTTAGGCACTGATAACAATAAGAGACTTGGTGGAGATAGTCTGGTAAATTGTTGGTTTGTTGATATAAGCAAGCCTTCTGATTTTTCTTGGTCTGTTGAGCGACTCATGCTTGGTGGCGGCGTAGGGTTTTCTTGTGACAAGCCAGAAAGGCTAGGCGTTGTTCGTAGTGCTTGGGTTGAGCATTGTGATGAAAACGACGCTGACTATATTGTTCCCGACAAAAGAGAAGGTTGGGGAGAGGTTATACGAAAAGTTTTTGAATGCTATTTAGGGGATGATGATCATCCTAAAAATATGAGTTACGCAACCCATCTTATTCGACCTGCAGGTGTTCCTATAAAAACATTTGGTGGTACTGCTTCTGGGCCTGATATTTTGATTTCTGGAATTGAGAAGATTTGTAAAGTTTTAGACGGTGCTGTTGGAAGGACTATGACTTCTGTTGAGGTTTTAGACTGCATGAATATTATAGGATCAATTGTAGTTGCTGGAAATGTTAGGCGTAGTGCTGAGATTGCAGTAGGGGACATTGAAGATGAAGCTTACCTTATGGCGAAGCGATGGGATTTAGGAAACATTCCTATTGAGCGTGCCATGTCAAACAATACAGTGTTTGTTTCTTCTGAGCAGATGAAAGACATGCCTGAGATTATTTGGGAAGGTTACAAAGGAAATGGTGAGCCTTATGGGTTCTTTAACTTGGAGGCATCAAAAAAGTATGGCAGGATGGGTGAAGAGCGTCAAGATTCATCAATAGTTGGTGTTAATCCTTGCGCAGAGATTCCTTTGGCAAATAGGGAGTCCTGCAATCTGTCAGAAATTTACTTGCCGATGATTGACTCAAAGGAAGAGCTTATCGATGTAGCTAGGTTGCTGTATAAAGTTCAAAAAGCAACTTCTGCTTTGTCATATCTTGACCCTGCTTCAGATAAAATTACTTCCCAGAATATGCGTTTAGGGCTTGGTGTAACTGGAGTTGCACAGGCTATGGATAAGATTGATTGGCTTGATGAGGCATATGTGGAACTTAGAAAGTTTGATGCAGAATGGTCTGATTATAGAGGATGGCCAGAATCTGTTAGGTTAACTACGATTAAGCCTTCAGGTACTTTGAGTTTACTTCCCGGAGTTACTCCCGGAATCCATCCCGGATTTAGTCAGTATTTTGTTAAAAGAATGAGAATGTCTGCGTCAGATGTTTTGGTTAATTATTGTAAGAGTAAAGGTTATTATGTTGAGCCT